CCTGCACACGTTTGGCAGCTTGTTCTACCTGTGGGTTCCACGCACCGATAATATTTGTTTTTACCGGCCCAGCCGCAGGGAATGTCTCCATGATAGATTCGCTTTGGAACCGTATCGCAGCTTCCGTCAGCAATGTAGAGAACACGCCACAAGCGCCGTCCCAAGGTTCAGTCACCTCGTCATAGCGCAACCCAAGCACGTCCAAACCTTTTACGTAGGTATCGACCCAATCTTTGCGTGAGTTAACATCTGCTTCGACCAACTCCATAATGTCACCTGCAATCTTCTGCAAGTCAGCTTCAGACATATGTTCTGCAAGATTGTCCTCAAACGCTTCTTCTTCACCTTCCTCTTCATCTTCTCCAAGTAAAACCTCAACCCCATCACCACCAACGTTTTCAACCTCAATCTCAATTTCAACAGGTATCTCCTGCTGAGCGAGTATCTCGATGCCTTCAGGCATTTCATACAATGGTTTACTAATAGCCATGATTTGTCCTAACCTAAGTAATAGCCGCGTTTTTGTCCACGGAAGCCACGGAAGTAACGAACGTCGTCCTGATCGTCGCTTGGTAGCGAAATAAATCCACCCTGCCTAAACCGTAGCAGCGCCTGCGTCATCGTATCCACGTAGTCATCATGCTCTCCGACCGGGAATGCCGCAACTTCTTCAATGACTTCTCTGGCCCAGCGTGTGTCAGGTGCCCAGACTTTACCACTTGCAAACATATCTGCCACAGCATTAACGCGCACATGTTTGTCATTACCCCGTGACGGGCTGAACTCTTGTATGGGCACACTCATACGAAACAATTCCTGAATGAGAGGCGCACCTGCGGCTTTCTTTTCAATGAGCACAATATCTGGCTCATACTCTTTATACATTTCTATAGCGCGTTTCTTTAAATCAGGAAAATTTAATCGCGCTTTAAACGCATCAATCAAAATAATATTAGGCGCACCATTATCTTCGTCGTTATACCAAACCCCCCATGTCGTACACGCCGTGTAGTCTGAAGAGTTTTTAGTTTCATGCGCGGTATCCCACGACTGGATAATAAATTCGCAGCGTGGGGGGTCTTCTTTCTCCCACACTTTCCACATATTACGTTGAATAACAGCAGCCGCATCGCTTGTAGGCTGCTGCATATATTGGGCCTGCCAATATCGCGGGTCCATACCCGCACGTTTTGCTTTTAACTGGTCTAAAGGCCACTGTTCGGGCCATAAACTCTTCTCATTATCTTCATTTTCATTCAATATAGCGGGGAGTTCGACAATTTCCCACGGATCTGATTCAGGATTCTTAACCTGATAATCAATTAATCGTCCCGTAAGATCAATTAAACTCCACCGAGTCATAATAACGATAATAGCGCCACCCGGCATTAAGCGTTGCAGTGGTCCTGTCTGAAACCACGACCATGCCTGATCAAAAGTCAGTCTGGAATTTGCTTTTATGTCCTGCTCAGAATGAGGGTCGTCAATAACAAACAGATCAGCACCACGGCCAGCCAGAGCACCGCCAACGCCAACAGCATAATATTGACCTCCAGCTCCGGTAGACCATTTTCCGGCTGCTTTTTGGTCTTCTGCGAGGGCTGTTTTTGAAAATACTTCTTTATATTCATCAGCGTCTACCAAATTTTTAACACGACGCCCAAAATCTTCTGATAAAGACGCAGTATGCGTCCCCATAATAATTTTCTTATCAGGAAACTGACCTAAAAACCAAGCAGGAAATAAATAACTAGAGAACTCAGACTTACCCATACGTGGTGCAATATTAATAATCACCCGTTTTTTACGTCCTGCTACAACATTTTCAAATATTTTTGCCAGTTTTCGATGATGAGCGCCTTCTTTAAACCCCGGATATACGTGATGGGCAAACGATAATAATGAGGTTTTAGCTTGTTTTATTGATTTTCTACGCTCATGCTCGTCTAATAATGTTAATACCTCCAGTTTTTCTGCCGCAGGCATTAACGGTAACGCTTTTCTTAGCGCTTCTACTTCTTGATTACTTAGATTCATTTGTTTTCTCGGACGCTTCTACTTCAATAGCCCCCATATATTTACCAAGCTTTGCTTTAATCTTGGATTCAATCTCTTCATCGCTCATTTCAGTCTTTTTAACTTCCACGCGCTCTGTAAATAGCGCTACTTCCGTCACTCGCCCTAGCATTTCTAACGCTTTAAGACGGTAGCGTGGGTCCGGGTGTTCTGTATCTTCAAGAATTTTTGCCACAGCATAGCCGCGCATCTGTCTCGCTTGTTCAACAAACGCCCAGTCATAAGCTGTCAACATGCCGACAAGATGCTTAACCGCTGCTGGTGTGGTATTTGCCAACAACGTTTGCTTAACTTTTTCGGTAGGAGCCCCAGCAGCCATTGCTGCAAACGCAAGCTGTGCGTTTTTCTGTTGGGCTTTTACTTCAATCTCTTCGTCAGACGTTGCGCCAATAGACTCTAAGAAGTCAGCCGTCTTAATCTGTGAGTCAAGAAGCTCTTGAGGCGTGGCTTTAATGACATGCGTTATATCTGGCGTGTCGTCATAAATAGCTGGCGTAATAAGATGTTCAAACATAGGAGGGAAAAGGGGCACCTCTGTGTAAGTTAGCGTAGGTTAATAGGTTATTGACGATTATGCAACACGACGTTATATTTAGCGTGTAGCTGTCCATGCTACTCTCCTGTTGGTCTAACGACGTTATCCCGGCGCAACGCCGGGATTTTTTTATATGTGTATGTCAAATATTTGACATTTACTGTGTGAATTTTTATAATTTTTTGTAAGTTGAGAATTTGTAAAAATTATGTGGTGTTGGAGACAAATAGTGTCCGTAGCCACGCCGCTGCGTTTGCCACATCTGGGGGGATACGGGGTGAGTGGGGTCGCCAAACGGCAAAATCGCATAACCCCCTAGAGTTCTTGGCAACACGTTGTGGTAAACTATAGTCATGGTTGGGAGTTGCTCAGCCATACGTTGCCACGCCGTTTGCGTGGTTTTTTGTTTTGTGCGGCAACAAAGAGTGCGAGGGTTCTCGCAAGTTCGTTGACGTGTAAAACATCCGCGCAACCACACGACTTGATGCCATTCATGCACGTAACGCATCAATGCTTGTGTAGCGCACTAAGTAGACATCCCGTCTACGTAAGGAACTATTATGGAAAACAAAGCTATCAAATCCGCAGCCCGTAACGTGTTCAAAGCAGGCGAGTCCTTTGCGGACAGCGTACGCAAGCTCAAGGCAACCATTGGCGATACAGACTTTCACACGGTCTTACACACGATCATCATCGCGTGTGATGAGTTCTACTACGATGGCGCAGGTTCGCTCTATGTCGCTCGCACACGTGGCGCAGACATTGGCTTGGGTATTGCCTACAACACAGAGCATGACGACTACCTGATGCGTCAAAAGCAGATCAATCGCATCATGAACTCATTGGGTATCACAGCCCCGCGCAAGCCAAGCACCAAGCCCAAGACTAAGAAGCGCATCGACGTAGTAGCTGCCATGCTTGAGAAGATCAAGAAGGAACTCACACCCGCGCAGATTCGCGCACTCAAAGCAGCACTCTAAGTAGACATCCCGTCTACTTAGCACCAACAACTTAAGGAGAACATCATGAAGAACAAACCAAGCTGGTATATCGCTTTCGAGCGCGAGCAACTAAACGCCCAACAAATGGAACGCCAGAAGTTCTACGGCGGTCTTGAGCGCGGCACACGCCCACCTCAACCCGATCAGCTCCTCAAGCTGCTCGCCCACGTCAACAAGGACAAACGCCACCTCTGGCTTCAATAGTTCTTGGTGATACGTTGTGGAGAACTTCTCCACAACGTGTTATGGAATGATTTTTTTGTGTGACCCAGTTTTTTATCCACGTGGACACAAGCGTGAACAAGCGCAAAGCCCCGTCCCACGGGGCTCTTATATATATCTGTCTTACTGTCTACTATATATATATACGCATTTATTTGGACGTTCTTTTTCTTGTATTCTAATTTGGCTGCCCATCTTCCTCGTCTTTTGTTTTTTTTGCCTTAAGTTGTGTAGTTCCTGGATTTTGGTGGACAGTTGGACACTTTTCTCGTTTTTCATATGAAGTACCCTATAATTTGTGTCCACTTCCCCGTATTAACATCTGGCGCTAATCGCTCAAACCCCCCGTGTTTATTGGGTAAACTACTGTCCACTTCCAAGTGGACAAAGTGGACACTTTTGGTATTTAACTGCTTTTTCACCCTCACTTTTGTCAAGGACTAGACAATGTCACACGCTCAAACAACCCACACTCAACGCTGCATCAAGTGCGAAAACACCTTCCCAACTACCCATTTCAGATACCGTGGAACACGCGCTCAAGCCATCGCAAAAGGGCTATCTGGCAAGCGTTTACCGTGGATTGATTCCAAGCTATGCCGCCAATGCCGACCCCCACGCAAGCCTTTACGCGAACTCACACGCAACGAACTAGCCAATCGCTTTGCCGCAGGTGACATATCTCAGATCGCTTACGACAACGAACTCAAGCGCCGCAAGCTAGAAGAAAGCAGAAAGAAAAGCGAGTACATGAAGATGCACCACGCCATGCGTAAGTACCTATCGCTCAGACCTGCCGACATCAAACTCTTTTTACTGGAACAACACATGAAGAAGGAGCAAGCCCAACAACTCAAGCACGACCAACGCTACGCCAAACACAGCGCAGCCCTATCAACCCCACCACGCAAGCGAGGACGCCCACCCAAACAAATCATCCCCACTGTTTAACCCCTGCGTAGACAACCTGTCTACTTAACGCAAACAACTTAAGGAGAAACACATGAACGCTGACTATTGGGACACCTTGATTGGCTACGCACTAGCCTTCGCGCTAGGTGTAGCGCTGACCATACTCATACTAGGAGAATGACATGAGCATAAGTAAAAGAAAGTTGTGGGACGTGCAGATGCACGAGTGGCCCAACAGCACACGCCTGACAACCCACGATATGTACAAGTGGTGTGATGCTGCGCCAAACATCCAACAACGGCTAAGCAGATACATGCAGATCAGCATGGCGTTGCAGTACCCCGTCCACGTGTTCTACCGCATCGAGGGTACGCGATACATGGGCATACGCTACGGACTCAAGGGTCATCAGTACATGAGCTTATACACAGGAGAGTAAACATGAACACACCAGATAAACCAACACTCAAGCAATGGCTCGATTGGGCGAAGCAGCACGAGCGCAAGCCTCGTGCAGTGAGAAACAAGTACAAGGCAGTCGCTGAACTGCGCACCAAGAACAACAGGACAGTCGTGCTGCGGTTCGCCAACCTCACGTTCAAAGAGGCACAAGCCTTTCAAAATGTATTTGATAAGTTCAACCACACGCACAGTGACGCAGACTTAGTCTTTCACGGGTGGGAGAAGGTAGAACCCCCAGCACCCGTTGAGCACAACCCGTACATCTTCACACCACGAGATGTGGACTTGCTCTACAGACAGTCACAGTACCTGAACCTGACGCAGGAGGAGAGGGACGCTATTGCCCTGCGCCTAGCTGCACTAAACACAGAAGGAGAACTGAAATGAAGATAACACCAGACAAGATGGATACGCTGGCCCTCGATTGGTCAGTCGGACAGTGCGAGAAGCGCAAGCTGTACCTCGCCAAGTCCAAGCGGTTGATGACTGCTAACTACGGAGCATTCAATCATCGTCACGGTGCGCCGTGGTACGAGCCATCGAGCAACTGGCTGCAAGGTGGACGCATTATTGAGGAGCAAAAAATTGAACTCGGCCACGGCGTCAGTGTAGGTGGGCCGTTTAGGTGGGTCGGCAGTATTGGTATGGGTTACTGCACTGGGCCAACCCCACTCATTGCAGCCATGCGCTGCTACGTAGCCAACCGACTCAGACAAGCAGGACTGACAGAGGTTGAGCTACCACCAGACATCGCTGAGGCATACGCTGCTGACCTTGCGAGGAGGAAGAAGTACGAGGCAAAGCGAGACAGATGGTTCAAGGAAGCAGGGGAGTACATGCAAGCATACGTGGAGGCACTGAAATGAAAACCAAGAAAACTTTCTACAAGAACAAACGCACCACGGTGCGCAAGATGCTGGCATGGGCGCTAGAGAAACCCAAGCGCGAGTACCCCACGTCACACGCTGACAAGGAGGGGCGACGAGGTGTCTGTTTCAAACCATCACGCAGATGGGCTGTAGGTTATGTCCGCGCATGTGTTGGCCCTCACTTCTTTGCCGGATGTTACGTAGGTGCTGAAGATGAATAACAAATGGCAGCACAGAGTAGACGTATGGGAAGAAGCAGTCAGAGCACAGGCTGTGCTCATTGAACTACGTGACACAGGCTACATCGACACAGCCACATGCGCTGATGAGTGCGTGGAGCTGTACAAATGGGCTTTGAAAGAGACTGGAGACAAGGAGAACGATGATGACTAGCTGACACTTACACCACTCATACACACTCACAAACATCTTATGGAGAATATTATGGACACTAACAACATCAAACTTATTGACGGCATCATCACCGCTATCACCAACCACATCTTCCACCGCATAGGTGAACTCGGAATCATCCGTGACATACACGTCAGGCTCGACAAGCTTGAGGCAGAGATGCACGAGCGCAAGCCTGAGATGGAGCAGTCACTTGAGACCCTGCTTCAATCGTCCCCGTGGTTCGACAAGCTGGTTGAGGCACACGCTGAGGCACACATAGCGGACTACGACCTTGCATCAATGATAGATGCTTCGGTTAATGAGCGCGTCCAACGCATGGACTTTGAGGATGTCATTGCAGAAGCTGTGGGCAACCACGACTTCAGCTCACAGATTGATGACGCTATCAGTGAGAACGATCTCATATCAGACAGCGCAGTACGCGACATGTTTGATGAGATGTTTGAGGAAAAGATTGACACTGCGCTCAGTCGCCTCACGATTATCGTGAAGTAAACCCACCCCCCGTTAGGTAGACAACCCGTCTACCTAACCCAAGTTCCCCACAACATCTTAAGGAGAATCAAATGTCTAATACTTGACATGCTGTCTAATCTGCTGTATAACCTACTGTGTAACACAAACACATATAAATCAAGGAGTTAATCATGGATAACCAATCAATCTTTCTTTCGTTTGACGAAATCGTGACCATCATCAAGTCGCACCACAAGCGCGGACTGCGCCGTACTATCCTCATTGAGGGTGAGAACGGTATCGGTAAGACTGCCGTGTACCACGCGCTGCGCCGTGATCCTCAGTTCGCTGACCACATAGCCGTTGACCCCATCGACGCAACCCAGCTCAGTGACGGTAGCGTGTGGATGCCTGACATTGACCGTGAGGCAGGTGTGTCACGCGAGCTGCCCAACGAGCGCTTTGGTTTGAGCAAGACGAATCGCCTCGGTGTTAACGGTTCGCGTCCTATCCTGTGCTTCATCGACGAGTTCGCCAAGGCTGCGCCCTATGTCAAGAACATCCTTGCGCCTGTGGTGTATGACTATCGGGTCGGTGACTATCACTTTGCCGAAGGGTCGCTTGTCATCATGGGCACTAACCTCGGCATCGAGGGACTTGGTGACAACATACCAGCACATATCCGCAACCGACTCATACGCGTCAAGATGCGTAAACCTACACTTACCGAGTGGCGTGCGTATGCTGAGCGCAAGGGTCTGGACTATCGGGTGATCGCCTGTGCTGTCAAGCATCCGCAGATATTCGATTCATTCCTCGACTATGAGCCAGAGGGTAAGTATGCAGGTAAGTCGCTAGCCAAGGACAATCCGCACATCTACAACCCACGTGAGATGCAGGATGCCTACGCATCACCACGCTCAATGGAGACATCGTCTGACATTGTCAAGACACTCGACGATGTGGGCATGAACCTCGTACGCGCTCA